CTCTGCTGCACGTAATGTTTTTTGTAATATTACAAACACAGTAAACGCAACTACAGCAGGTTCTTTTACCTTTATCATTGAGTATGTACAAATAGCATAATATAAAAAGGAAATAGTATTATGAATTATATTAAATCTATATATAAATACCTAGAGCGTGTTGTACGTTCTATATTAAACATTAAGTGTAACTGCTGTGATAAATGTCAGTGTAGCGGCTGATGAAAGGTGTACCTCATTATACCCGTGACGGGAAAGAACACAAAGGCAGTGTGCATAAGATGGCCGATGGCACATTGCATACAGGCAAAACGCACAGTAAATCTAGTAAACGCTTATATCATTTTAAAGAATTAACTAAAAAAGCACAGGCTATAGCTAGACCTAAGAAGAAAAATAAATAATGGGAAGACAACTTACAGAAAAACAACAAAAGTTTTTAGATGTTCTTTTTGATGGAGCTGGTGGTAATCCTGTAGCTGCTAAGAAATTAGCTGGGTACAGTGATACTGTATCTTCTACTACTATTATGGCAGCTCTTCAAGAGGAAGTAAATGATTTAACACGTAAGTTTTTAGCAGCGGCAGGAACTCGTGCTGCATATTCTTTATTAGAGGTTATGACTAACCCTACTGATCTTGGTAATAAAGAAAAACTAGCAGCTTCTAAAGATGTTCTTGATAGAGCTGGGTTTGTAAAAACAGATAAAGTAGAAATAAAATCTGATAGCCCTGTATTTATTTTACCTCCTAAAAAAGATGATGAGTAAAAGTTGGAAAATACCAATGCCAGAAGAAATTGAAGATGTCCTTGTTTGGAAACCTGTAGTAAGAGTAGGAAGAATAATTCCTTTTGGGTATAGACAAGACCCAGAAGATAATGATATAATACTTCCAATCCCAGAAGAGTTAGAATTGCTAGAGCAAGCAAAAAAATATCTTAAACAATACAGTCTTAGGAATGTAGCTGATTGGTTAAGTGAAGAATCTCAAAGATATATCTCTCATGTGGGTTTAATGAAAAGAATTAAACTTGAACAAAAACGTAAAAAAGAAGTTTCAACTCAACTCTACTATGCCCAACGGTATAAAGAAGCGTCCGAAAAAGCAAAGAAACTTGAAGAACAACGTATCGGTGGAAGAAGAGTTGAGTACTACGAAGACAGTATCGGCACAGCCGAAGCCTGAAGAGTTTGAAGTAGAAAAAGCTCAACGAGTTATTTTCCAACCAAACCCTGGACCTCAGACAGAATTTCTTTCTGCTGGAGAACAAGAGGTTTTATACGGAGGTGCAGCAGGTGGTGGAAAAAGTTTTGCCATGCTTGCAGATCCAGTACGTTACTTAAACAATCCTTCTTTTAGAGGTTTGTTAGTACGTAGGTCAACAGAAGAACTTAGAGAACTTATTTCTGTATCTAAACAAATATACCCAGAAGCAATACCAGGTATTAAGTTTATGGAAAGAGACAAGACTTGGGTAGCACCTTCAGGTGCAACACTTTGGTTATCTTATCTTGATAGAGATGATGATGTTACACGTTATCAAGGACAAGCTTTTTCTTGGATTGGTTTTGATGAGCTTACACAATGGCCTTCTCCCTACCCTTGGAACTATATGAGGTCACGATTAAGAACTACCCGTGATAGTAATTTAAAATTATACCAAAGAGCTACAACAAACCCAGGCGGTCCTGGACATAGTTGGGTAAAAAAACTTTTTATTGATCCTTCTCCCACTAATAAATCTTTTTGGGCTACAGATGGAGAAACAGGAAAAACAATAAGATGGCCTAAAGGTCACTCTCGTGAGGGAGAGCCACTATTTAAACGTAGGTTTATACCTGCAACATTATTTGATAACCCTTATTTATCTGATGACGGATTATATGAAGCTAACTTACTTTCATTACCTGAACACCAACGTAAACAATTGCTTCAAGGTGATTGGGATGTTAATGAAGGATCGGCATTTCCTGAGTGGAATAGGAATATACACGTTGTTAGTCCTTTTAATATACCTAGTAATTGGGTAAAATTTCGTGCATGTGATTATGGGTATGGATCTTATACAGGAGTTGTTTGGATTGCTGTATCACCATCAGAACAGTTAATTGTTTACAGAGAACTATATGTAACTAAAGTTATTGCTACTGATTTAGCAGATAGAATAATAGAACTAGAAGAAGGTGAAAGTATTAGATACGGAGTTCTTGACTCTTCTTTATGGCACAAACGTGGCGATACAGGCCCATCATTAGCTGAACAAATGATTATGCGTGGCTGCAGATGGAGACCAGCAGATCGTAGTAAAGGATCTAGAGTAGCAGGTAAAAATGAATTACATAGAAGATTACAAGTAGATGAATATACTGAAGAACCTAGACTTGTATTTTTTAATAGTTGTACTAATACCATATCCCAATTACCAGTAATACCTTTAGATAAAAATAACCCTGAAGATGTAGATACTCACTCTGAAGATCACCTATATGATGCACTTAGGTACGGTGTAATGACAAGACCAAGAAGTAATTTATTTGATTTTGATCCATCAACACAAAAAAGTGGGTTTCAAATGAGTGACCCAACTTTTGGATATTAAGGAAATAAAATGGAAGAAGAAAATACACTAGATAATGAAATGTTATTTGACTCATCTGAGTCATCTGCTTTAGATGATAATAAAGAAAAAGACCTTAGTGATCCTTCTGCTGGAAGAATTATAGATTTAGTTAGGGAAGCTTACTCTAAAGCTTCTACAGGTAGAGAAATTGATGAGACTCGTTGGATACAAGCGTATAGAAATTATCGTGGTATCTATGGCCCTGATGTACAATTCTCAGGTACTGAAAAGTCTCAAGTGTTTGTTAAAGTTACAAAGACTAAAGTATTAGCAGCCTATGGTCAAATAGTAGAAGTTTTATTTGGTAATAATAAATTTCCTATTACAGTAGATCCTACTACTTTACCAGAAGGTGTAGTTGAATCAGTTTTCTTTGAAAGTAATCCAGAGTTAGTTAAAGCACAGAAAGTTTCACCAGAAGATAAAAAACTACTTCCTGGTGAGACCACTCCACAACTTCAAGAACGACTAGCTGGCTTACAGAGTAAGTTAGAACCTGTAGCAGATAGACTACAAGAAGGTTCTGGAACTACTTCAAGTCAAATAAGTTTTCAACCAGCATTAGTAGCAGCTAAAAAAATGGAAAAGAAAATCCATGATCAATTAGAAGAGTCTAATGCTAATAAACAATTACGAGTAGCTGCTTTTGAAACTGCACTATTTGGAACTGGTATTATGAAAGGCCCATTTGCTGTAGATAAAGAATACCCTAACTGGGATGAAGAAGGTAATTACACCCCTGTCTTTAAAACAATACCACAAACGACTAGTGTATCTATCTGGAACTTCTATCCTGACCCTGATGCATCTACGATGGAAGAAGCTGAGTATATTATTGAGCGTCATAAGATGTCACGTTCACAGCTACGTGGATTAAAGAACCGTCCTTATTTTCGTGAGAATGCAATTAACAATGCATTAGGCTTAGGTGAGTCCTACCAGAAAGAATGGTGGGAACACATTATGGAGGATGACTCAGAAGAGTACAGCGTAGAACGCTTTGAGGTACTTGAGTTCTGGGGTTTTGTTGACACAGAGATGTTAGAGCAACAAGACATAGATATTCCAAAAGAAATAAAAGATGCTGAACAAGTTAGTGTTAATGCTTGGATTTGTAATGGTCAAGTATTACGTCTTGTAATGAATCCGTTTACCCCTGCATACATTCCATACTTTGCTTCTCCTTTCGAGATGAACCCTTACAGCATCTTTGGTGTAGGGATTGCAGAGAATATGGATGATACCCAAACACTAATGAATGGGTTTATGCGTATGGCTGTAGATAATGCTGCACTGTCAGGTAACTTGTTGATTGAGATTGATGAGACTAACTTAGTTCCAGGACAAGACCTGTCTGTGTACCCTGGTAAAGTCTTCCGTAGGCAAGGGGGTGCACCTGGACAAGCTATCTTTGGCACTAAGTTCCCTAACGTAAGTAATGAGAACATGCAGATGTTTGACAAGGCAAGGGTACTCTCAGATGAGTCTACTGGGTTCCCATCCTTTGCTCACGGTCAGACAGGTGTATCTGGTGTAGGACGTACTGCCTCTGGTATCTCTATGCTTATGTCTGCTGCTAATGGTTCTATACGTAATGTAGTTAAGAATATTGATGACTACTTACTAGCTCCACTAGGCAAAGCTTTCTTTAACTTTAATATGCAGTTTAACTTTGATGCAGATATTAAAGGTGACTTAGAAGTTAAAGCTCGTGGTACAGAAAGCTTAATGGCTAATGAAGTACGTAGCCAACGTCTAATGCAGTTCCTACAAGTTGTACAGAACCCTGCTCTAGCTCCCTTTGCTAGGATGGATTACATTGTACGTGAGATTGCTAAGTCTATGGACCTTGACCCAGATAAGGTTGGGAACAATATGGCACAGGCTGCAGTACAAGCAGAGATACTTAAAAAGTTCCAAGAAGCTAATCCTCCAGAGCCACAACCAGGTGTTCCTGGTCCACCACCCACACAGGGCGCTCCTGCGGGTGCTCAGGTGCAGGATACGTCTGGCGCTGGGGGTGGTACTATAGGAACTGGAACAGCCCCTACACCAGGAGAACAGGGCTTCTCAGGTAACACTGGGCCACAGGGGTAATGAAACTGGTGGTAAACAATAATCTTAAGCCTTTTGTAAATAATCCAGATTTGTATATTCCATTCTTGGCAGAGATAGATGAACGAATAATGTTTGCTCAGATTGCATTAGAACAGACTAGAGAACCTGATGAGATGTTTAGGTTACAAGGTGTAGTACGTACTTTACGTGATCTAGGAAGATTGAGAGAAAAAATTAATGGCTAGTCAGACAGAAAAAGCTTTTGGTTTAAAAGAAAGGGTAAAGTCTTTTCTTAACTATGACCTAAACCAAGATGCCCCTGGTAATACACCAATATTTGACCGTCCAGAGCCTATAGAAAACCCAACTGCTGGACAAGCAATTACACAAGCAATTAATACTGTTCCCTCTATGGTTAAAAGTGGAGTTGAAGGTGTTGCTGAACTGGGTAAAAAAGTTTATAAAGACCCTAATATTTTAGTTGATGCTGCTATAGCCGCTAAAAATATTGTTTACAACCCAAAGGATGTACCTTTTCTTGCAGCTATAAGATCTAGATTACTGAGATTAACAGGTAATTTTGACCACGTTTTTGAGACTAATCCTGAAACAGGTGAGATTGAAAACAAAGTTGATGTAATTGAAAAACCCTTAGATGATTTCTTTGCATCAAAAAAAGAACAGTATGGTGAAAACTGGAGGGAAACATTAGCCAATAATCCTGAAGCATTTTTAGGAGATGCAGCTAATCTTTATGGTTTAAGTGCTGTAGGTACAAATGCAATAAGGAATTTAATTCCAGATAAAGAAACTGTTTTAAGATTAACTACCCCAGAACCAGAACTTGTACCAGTTACGGCAAATGCAGGTAGTACTCCTGGTTCTCTTGCAGAGCAAACAGAAAGCCTTATGCCTACCGTAAGAAAGACTATGGCAGGTCCAGGTGCTGTAGATTACCAAGGCCGTGCATTAGAAAAAGCTGAACAGATGCGTAGAGAAGGTGCTAGTGCAGAAGAAATATTTGATAAAACTGGTAGGGTTGCTACCATGCGTGGGGGTAAAAAAGGTTACGGTTTTGGCGATCAATTAAAATTTGAAATTAATGACGCTGGAATACTAATAGATGATTCTACACCTAGAATGATTATGAAATTTAATGGTGGTCCAAGTGCTAGTCCTTATTTTATACATGGTGAGGCTTTGAGTTTAAACAGTCTAATACCAAATCATAAAGAATTATTTACTCAATACCCTCAAGTAAGAAATATAAAAGTTAGATTTCTTGATAAAGCGCAAAAAGCACCTGATGGAATTAAACCATTAAGTGCTGGTGCAGAAGCTCATTATGATCCTAAAAATAATGAAATTGTACTTCAAGCAAAAATTTTAAATGATTTTAATTCCCCTAAAAATAGAGATACATTTTTTCATGAACTACAACACGCACTACAAG